CTTTCAATATCCAATCCCTTGCCAGTCTAGCAACACGCCAAACGACTGGAGAGGCAAACCACTAAAGACAGGCCAAAGCGACCTCTACATCCGAGTAGGCGGAGGATGCTTTGAGCGCTTCTATCTAGTACACCATGAAGAAACATACGAGTTTCTTGAGGCCTTAAACGGCGGAGAGGGGGCAATGTTAGCTCATGAGTTATTCGCCTAATGTAAATCACGTTATAGCCGATACGGCTCAACAATGGCACGAGATACGATCTAAAGGTCTAGGCGGCTCTGACATTGGCGCATTGCTAGGACTCAATCCTTACAAAGGCCCCTATCAGCTATGGCTCGAAAAGACAGGCCAATATCAAGCGCCAGACATCAGCGAGAAAATCGCCATCCAGGTTGGTAATGAGATGGAGGACCTAGTCGGCCGACTCTTTACCAAGCAGACTGGTATTCGTGTCCAAAGAGACAACAAGACCTATTTCAGCAAAGAAAAGCCGTATCTTCTGGCCAACATTGACCGCAAGACAATAGGCGAGAAGTCTTTCCTAGAGTGTAAGACCGCCGGCCATTTTAGTGGTCAAGAGTGGAAAGATGGCGAGGTTCCGGCTTCCTATCTTCTCCAGGTTCAGCACTACATGAATGTCCTAGGATTTGACCATTGCTACATCGCCGTGGTTATTGATAACCACGATTTTAAGTGGCAAAGGGTCAAGAGGAATCAAGAGCTTATCGACATCATCGAAGCCAAGGCTATGGAGTTCTGGGAGGTCAATGTTAAGCAGATGGTAGCTCCGCCAGTTGATGGCCTGGATGGCACAAAGGAAGCACTCAACACCGTATTCCAAAGTTTGCCGCCGGAAGCCAAGGAGCTAGACTATCAACATCTGACACTGGTCAAAGACATCCTAAGCCTAAGAGCAGATGAGAAACTCATCAAGGCAACACTGGCCGAGAAAGAAAATCAACTAAGAGAATACCTTGGCACATCAGAAGCTGAAACCATGACAGGCCAAGGCGTCAAGGTCACATACAAGGACCAAAAAAGCCGGCGAATCGACACAAAGCGAATTAAGGAAGAAGAGCCGGAGCTATATGACAAGTACATCAAGACAACGACTACAAAGGTATTAAGAATTACGGAGGTAAAACAACATGGCGAATAGTCAAGAATTAGTAAATCAACTCAATGGCAAGAAACCGGCGGCGGTAGCACCAGGTCCAATGGGACTCAAGGCTTTAATGAGCCAAGACGCCATCCAGAAAAAATTTAAGGAAGTCCTCAAGGACAAGGCTCCAGGCTTTACAAGCTCAGTCCTAAGCCTGGTTAACAACGACAAGGCACTAGCAGAGGCCGAGCCAATGTCTATCCTTACCGGCGCAATGGTGGCCGCTACCTTGGACTTACCACTCGACAAAAACCTGGGTTATGCCTACATCATCCCGTTTAAGGAGAAGCAACCAAATGGGGCATACATCCAAAAGGGCCAATTCATCCTAGGCTACAAGGGTTATATCCAACTAGCTCAACGATCTGGCCAGTATAAAGCTCTCAACGTGATTAACGTATACGAGGGCGAGTTAGTTTCATGGGACCGCCTAGAGGAAAAGATTGTACTCAACTATGAGGGTCGTACCTCTGACAAGGTCATCGGCTATTGCGCTCATTTCGAGCTAGTAAACGGCTATAAAAAGACGGTTTACTGGTCCCGTGAGCAAGTCGAAGCGCACGAAGCTAAACACCGCAAAGGTAAATACCAGGGTGCTGTTTGGCGGTCAGATTTCGACTCTATGGCTCAAAAGACAGTACTCAAGAACATGTTAAGCAAGTGGGGGATTCTCTCCATTGAGATGCAAAAAGCCAACATGGCTGATGACCGGTCGGTTGATTTTGACGAGACTGGGAACATGGTCGATGTAACGCCAGACGAGCCTTTTGAGCTCACACCAGAAGATCCATTCACCGCTGAGGTAGTGGCTGAGATTGAAGCCCAAGCGGCACTCGCACAAGAGGAGTCCCAGGCTTAATTGCCTTGCTCCAGTGAGGTGGTTGAATGGCGAACAAGAGATATTATTGGCTCAAGCTAGACCGTGGTTTCTTCGACCAAAAGGAGATAAAGCTCCTCCGGAAGATAGCCGGCGGAGACACCTACACCATCATCTACCTCAAGCTCCTACTTGCAAGCTTAGAGGATGAAGGCCGTCTATATTTTGAGTCAATTGGAGACAATTTAGAGGAGGAATTAGCCCTCCAGATCGATGAAGATGTCGAGAATGTAAAAATTACACTCTCCTATCTGACATCCAAGGGGTTGCTTGTTGAAACCGGACAAGATGAATTTTTCATGAACCGAGTTCCGGAAATGATAGGTAGCGAAACCTCAAGCGCCTCTAGGGTTCGGAGACATCGAGAGAAAAAAGAGGCGTTACAATGTAACGCTCCAACGTTACCTGGTAACACCGGTGTAACAAAATGTAACGATATAAAGAGAAGAGAAGAGAAGATAAGAGAAAGAGATAGAGAAGAGTTAGAGTCAGAGGGTAATGATGACTCAAAAGACCCCCACCAATTTTTCCAAAAAATTTTCGGTGGTCTGTCGCTCAACTCAACCATCTCTCAAGACATCTCTCACTGGATGAACGACCTCAGCCCAGAGGTAGTTATCGAAGCAATGAAAGAGGCGGCTCTGAGAAATGCCTCTTACGCATACGCCCAGGCAATTATGAAAGACTGGCTCAAGCGAGGCATTAACACGATTGAGAAAGTAAACGAAGCGAGAGCACTATTTGAGCGTAAGAAATCACTCCAGTCCCGATCACATGGGCAACAGGTAAGGGAAGAGGTGGTCCCAGAATTTCTAAAGACACCTAAACAACAGAGCGAGGTAGCTCCGCCGCCTGGTGGGTATGTCAACCCGTTCGCAAAGAATGAGGAGGTTCAATAATGGCTGATATTATCTTGTTTGGCGCCTTGCTTATCTCGCTAGGCGCATGGATTGGATTGGGCCTGGTGCTATACCGTGAGCAACAGGAAGAACGGCGCCGCTTTACAGAAGAGTGGCGCAAGCGGAAAGGTGAGTAATGATGAATGAAGAAATTGAAGAACTGAAAAAGAAAGTCGAATTCCTGGAGTTGCTCATCGATGTTAAAGACGAGACGATTGATAAGCAGATGAAGACTATTAAGCTGCTTATGGATTATCTGAAGCTAATCGAGGAGGCAAGACACCATGGCTAGATTGCGAATGACTTTTGAAATGCCATCTAATGGCAAAATGAGGCAGTTTACATTGACTAACGATGACGAGTTGCTACTAGGCCTTACCAAGGACAACAGAACATGCTTGTTCATCAATGGCTTGTATATAGATATCGACCTGGAGCACGACAAGGCTCGCGAGGTTATCGAATCGGCGAAAGTGGAGGAGTTGGAATCATGATGACCGATATGGACATATTCGGAAGCATACTAACCATTTTCATGCTTAGTGGTTTAATCTATGTCATTTACGACATCAAGAAACGAGGCTTGAAATTCGAGCACCTAGATAAGCTAATTGTAGAGGGGAAAAGTGAGCTAGATGTGGCTTTTCGAGAATTTGCTAGGCAAGTAGCGAGAGAACTATTGATAACTTTAAGGGTGGTGGGAAGAAAATGATTAAATACCCAAGGAGATATGCAAATGACCCTTCCCGGGTCTTTAAGCAAGAGATGAGGCCAAAGGACATGGGAGCACCAGTCAGACCAAACAAGTACGGCAATCAGCCGACCATGGTGGATGGGATTGAGTTTGACAGCAAGCTCGAGGCGGAGTATTACCGCCATCTCCTGGTGCTCAAGAAAAACCACATCATCGACAAGATTGAGACACAGGTCAGCGTGGTAGTTATACCACCGTTTAAGCACCCAGAGACAGCTAAGACGGTCAAGGCTACTCGATACATTGCGGACTTCCGTGTCACCTACCCAGGCGGAGCTATCGAATACATCGACACAAAAGGAGCCCTAACTGATGTGTTTAAGATAAAAGCAAAGCTATTCATGAGTGTAACTGGCTTACCGCTCTGGATTGTACGAAAAAACGGACAGAATTGGCTCAAGGAGGCTGTCTATGGATAAAGTGGATGAATTCTCGCCTTTGTTAAAGAAAAGCAAAGAGGAGCAAAAACAAGCGCTAACAATACATATCTCTATGACGCAAGGCGGAGGACTGAATTAAGGCAAGAGGCCAAGCATTATGGCGAGCTTGCAATCGTCCTAGAAGCTATCACGCCAGGGAAGCGTCTCAAGCTGATCCAACAAATGAATGAAATGGAGGAATAAACATGTTATTAAATCAAGCTTTAGCTCAAGCTCTATTGGGTGTACTGATAATTTGCGCCTTGTCATTAGGTGCTGCTTCAATCTCAACCTGTCTCCGCCTCATTTATGAGACCTGGCGGCCAAATGGTAAGCCTCCGGAAGATGACTCATTTGAGACAGAACAGGTAAAGGCCTACTCAATTAAATATGCGGACCGTGTCTCCAAGATGTGGCTGATTGGCCCGGAGAACAATGTCGGCAAAGTGTCGGTACGGTATGAGCTCAATAACGATTGGACGCTTGTAGCGACCGAGACAGGTCTACCTGGAGGATATTTAGACATTACGATTTATGACCAAATGGAGGATGTTGTAGGCGTTTTATACACCACTGACAACATTGACAGCATTATTAAAAAAGCACTGGAGGAGAGCAGCAAATGATTAAGATTTATAAAGTTAACACGTTCGAGAAATTTGAGTATTTACTTAAAACATTGCACGAGCGAGGAGTTAAGTGGATGAGCGGAGACACTTTAGACAATGAAGTTCTTACTAAGATATTTTGGGATTTCGCTAGTTGTAATGGTCTTTGTGTTTACAGATATGGCAATAAAGTAACTATTTCTGATGTTGAGGACATTGATGAGGCACTTAAATTTTACGGATACAAAGGTGAAGAGTACACCATCATCGAGGATGTAAAACTTCCAAAAGTGCTCTCTCTTGAAGAAATTGAAAAGTTGATCGATTCTGCAACTGAGATCCGTAACAAAGCAATCATTGCCCTGCTTTATTCATCAGGAATGCGTGTAGGAGAACTTGTTTCTCTTAGACCTGAAGATATCTATATGAGTACTATGCAGGTATATATTTCCAAAGGGAAGAATCATCGTGACAGATGGACAATTCTTTCAGAAAGAGCCCTTGATCTACTAAAGGAATACTGGAGAAGTT